CGCGGCATGACGGACCTGTTCGGTCTGTCGATCGACGCCAGTGGTTCCAGCAAGAAAACCGGCAAGTTCCGCGAGGCCACCAAGCTCACCAAGGTGAGCAGCGTGGATCTCATCATCGAGCCCGGCGCCGGCGGGCAAGTCATTCGTTTTGCCGAAGCTCACCAGGAGACCGACACCATGCTGCGCCAGCAGATGCTCAAAGATATTGCCGCCCGCGACGCCAAGCGCGCGGAAGGGCTGGCTGACGCCAGCGATGCCGATGTACTGACCGCCTACCGCGAAGCGGTGGCCACGCCTGCAAAGGACAACAGCACCACCGGTGGCATCACTACCGAGGAAGTGCAGCAGCAGATCCGCATGGTGGAAGCCCGCGCCGATGCGCGCGTGGCGATCGCCGCCAGCAAGCTGCCTACGCCCGTGCAGGAACGCCTGACACAGCGTGTTGCCGAAGCCGCCAACTTCACTGCCGAAGCCGTCACCACCGCCATCGAGGAGGAGCGTAAGTTCCTCGGTCGACTGGTCGAAGGCGCGCAGGTGCGCGGCCTGGGCGAAGGCATCGAGATGGGCGAGGGTCGTGCGGAGAAGGTCGGCAAGATGTTCGACGATTTCTTCGATCCGGCAAAGCCGGCCATGTCCTTCCGCGAGTGCTATATCGAGCTGACCGGTGACCGCAAGGTGACCGGGCTCCTGAAGAACATGGACATGCAGCGTCTGCGCGAAGCTGCTGGTGAGCGCAATTTCCGCGAGGCGATCAGCGCCGATACGTTCAGCGACATTCTGGGCGATTCGATCACCCGTGCGATGGTGCGCGAATACAACGGCCTGGAAACCTATTCCGATTGGCAATGGCTGGTCGATATCGTGCCGGTGGTCGACTTCCGGACGCAGGAACGCACCCGCATGGGCGGTTATGGCAACCTGCCGGCCGTAGCCGAACGCGCCGCCTATGGTGCACTGACCTCGCCTGGCGACGACAAGGCCACCTACGCGGTGACCAAGCGCGGCGGTACGGAGAGCGTGTCGCTCGAAACCGTCACCAATGATGACGTGGGCGTGATCCGTCGCATCCCGCAGAAGCTGGCGTTTGCCGCCGGCCGCACGCTGTACGAGTTTGTCTACGGCTTCCTGGACACCAATGCCGCCATCTACGACGGCAAGGCGCTGTTCATCGCCGATCACAGCAACCTCGGCACCGCGGCGTTGGCCGATGCATCGTTCGCGGCAGCGCGCCTGGCCATGAAGCAGCAGCAGGAACTGTCCAGCAACAAACGCCTGGGCATCACGCTGCGCCACGTGGTGGTGCCGTCAGAACTCGAAGAAACCGCCTTCGACATGTTCGTGCATGGCACCAACCTTGACCAGACCTTCGTGCAAAGCCGCAAGCCGACCGTGCATGTGGTCGATCACTGGACGGATACCAACAACTGGTATGCCGCCGCCGACAAGGCGAGCGTGCCGCAGATCGAACTGGGTTTCCTGGGCGGCAGCCAGGAGCCGGAGCTGTTCACGCAGGACTCGCCCACCGGCGGCAGCGTGTTCAGCAACGACGTCATCACCTACAAGCTCCGCCACATCTATAGCGGTGCAGTACTCGACTATCGCGGACTCTACGGCGCCATCGTCGCCGCTCCCTGATCGCTTGCGTGCAACCGGCCAAGGATGGCCACCCCTCTTTCTGACGACCGATACCCATGTCCCTTGCCGACATCCAGACTTTGGTGGACGACCTGGTGCGCGACCGCGACCAGGTGGTTGCCTCCGACCAGCGCGACGCCGCGATCACCGCGGCGCTGGCGCAGTATTCGTCGGACCGGCCGCGCGCGGTGGTGGTGGATGCCGTGTCCAGCGGCGGCCAGCGTATCGATCTGCCTGCCGGCTTCACCGACGAATCGCAGCTGCTCGGCATCGAGTTTCCCGTGGGCGAGATCCCGCCCAGCCAATTGCCGATGGCCGATATCTCGATCTACAGCGCGCCCACCGTACGGCAGGTCGATCTGCCGGTCTGGACGCAGCCGGCCGATACGTTGCGCATGACCTATACCGCCGCGCATTTGCTCGATGACACCGACGACACCGTGCCGGCACGCCATCGCCAGGCACTGGCGAGTCTGGCTGCCAGCATCGTCTGCGGTCAGTTGGCCAGCTATTACGTCACCGAGGGCGAACCGAGCATCCAGGCCGACACGGTGGACTACAAAGACAAGAGCCAACGCTTCCGCCTGCGCCAGAAAGACCTGGCTGCCGATTACACCCGCATCGTCGGGCCAGCGCCGAGCGATCGCGCGCAGCCGGCCAGCGTGACGGTGCCGCTGCAGCGCAACGCCTCCCTGGGCGGTCGCCGCCTGTTTCACCCCACCCGTTACTGGCCGCGCTGATGGATATCGCGATCGGTACCGGCGACGTCGACGGGTTGCTCAAGCAATGGCAGCGCGCGCCCGAGATCACTGCGGAGGAAATGCAGCGCTCGATCACTGAGAGCGACCTGCTATTCCAGGGCGAACTGATGCAGAAGCTGCCGCGCGGTGCGGGCGGCCTGCATGGCGCAGGTCTGGCCAGCTCGATCTTCCGCGAAGAGCACGTGCTCGCCGACAACGTGATCGGCCTGGTGGCCACCAATGAGCCCTATGCCGAATACGTGGAGACCGGTACCAAGCCGCACCCGGTCGGCATGAAAGCCATCCAGTCGCTCGCCGACTGGGCGCAGATCCGCCTGGGGGTACCTCAGAAGGAAGCCAAGGATGTTGCCGAGGCCATTGGCTGGAAGATCCGCCACCACGGCACGCCCGCGCAGCCCGTCTGGCAGCAGGTCTACAAGGCCAAGCTGGGTGAGGTGAAGACCAAGCTCGCCCAGGGTGTGCAGCGCATCGTGCAGCGTCTGGCGGGTGGCGCGGCATGAGCGCCAATGCCGACATCCGCAGCGCCATCGTGACTGTGATGCAGGCCGTGCCGGACATCGGCGTGGTGCAGGACCGCGAACGCTATGCGAAGAACCTGCCGGACCTGAAGACCTTCTACGCCACGCCAACGCTGGGCCTGCGCGTCTGGTTCGTGCGACGCCTGGCGGTGGCCGAGCGCGATCGCGTGCTGCCACGTTCGAACGAATACACGCGCTGGCGCATCCAGGGCCTGATGGCCTTCGACGATGCGGCCTCCAGCGAACTGGTGTTCGACGACTTGATCGAGCAGTTGCGCGATGCCTTCCGCACCAACGACACGCTGAACGGCACGGTGTCGCAGTGCGCGCTTCCCGATGGCAGCGATGCCGGCCTGCAGCTGCTCGATACCGGCACGGTGAGCTTCGCCGGCGTCGTCTGCCATAGCGCGCACCTGCAACTCACCACCCAACGCATTCTTTGATCGACCTTCTCTGATAGGCATTTCCTGACCGAGGGCAACCGCCATGACCACCATCTTCCGCGACAAGCAAGGCAACGTGATCCGCACTGACAAGGGCACGCTTCCACGTGGCAGCAAGCCGTCCAAGCCGGCCGCACCCGCGCTGAGCCCGGCGCCGACTACCCATACCGATGCCGCCGAGCCGGCGAAAAAGGAGAAGTAAGCCATGTCCCTGCGAGCTAAATCGCTACTCGTCTTTGCGATCGCCGAGGCTGTCTACGGCACAGCCGTTGCCGCCACCGGCGCCAACGCCATCGTGACCAGCAACGCGCAGATCACGCCGCTGCAAGCCAATTCGGTCAGCCGCAACCTCGACCGGCCAACCTTCGGCAACGATCTGCAGTTGCAGGTCGGCTGCAACGTCATGTTGCAGTTTGACGTGGAACTGGTCGGCAGCGGCACTCTGGGCACCGCGCCCGCGTGGGGTCCGTTGCTGAAGGGTTGCGGCGTGCTGGAGACGGTGGTCGCGGCGACGTCCGTCGTCTATGCACCGGATACATCCAGCGATGAATCCATGACGCTGTATTTCAACATGGATGGCCAGCAACACATGCTGACCGGTGCACGCGGCACGTTCACGCTGTCGGTGGAAAGCGGGCAGATCCCGCATTTCACGTTCACCTTCACCGGCATCTACAACACGCCGTCCAGAACGGCCGCACTGGCGCCTTCCGACGGTTGGGGGCTGTTCAAGATCCCCACGCCGGTGACCTTCGACAATACCCAGCAGGTGACGCTGCATACGCTGGCCAGCGTGTTCAAGACCTTCAGCTTCGACCAGGGCAACACGGTTACCTACTTCGATAACCCTGGTGAGCAGGAGGTCAAGATCACGGACCGCCAGTCCAAGGGCGGCGTGTCGATCCTGGCACCGAAGATCAGCGTCAAGAACTACTTCGAGAGCTGCAAGAACAACGAGCTGGGCAACCTCAGCTTCGTGCACGGTACCGACGACACGCTGCGGGTGGCCTTCAACTCCACCCAGGCGCAGTTGCTCACCCCGAAGTACGGCAACGACTCCGACCGCGCCACGCTGGATGCCGACCTCAGCTTCGTCCCAACCGATGCCGGCGACGACGAGTGGGAGCTTCGCCTCGAGGCGGCACCGTAATTCCCCCCAGGGGCGCCGCTGTCACAGGGCGCCCATTTCCTCCACCGCAACACCGTTGCATCCCATACAAGGACACACGCAATGTCTCTCCAACTGAAGAAAGTCGATACGTTCAAGACCCGCGTGGATGTCGTCTTCCCCG